GAAGTTAGTCTTGTAGTAATTCTCAAGACTGTCATGCATTAACGCTACTCGAAAAAACTTGCTAGTCCCTCCAGTACAAGATCACTCTCAACTTTTGTCTTAGGGTTAGTTACCTTTAATGTATATGCCAACTTAGGCATGGTCTCAAAGAAATTTTGAATCTTTGCAAACTGCTCTGCATTCAGGTCTTCAAGGAAATCTAATGCTTCCTTCTTAGTGAAAGAGTCATAGACTTCTTCTTTATCAAATACCTGAGCAATACATCCTGCAGCTAATTCAAATACATCCTCTATATTAGGGTTATCAGAAAGATTCTGTTGAATGAATATATCTAATGAAGGATACTTCATTATTACACCAACACTCTCATCTAATTGAATCTTAGAATCATGTCCTTCTGGTATCTGCACATCTACCTGACCAAGAGGTACCTGCACATCAACTTGAGTTTCATCATCATCTGGACAAGTGACTTTAAATTCACTTACCTCACCAACAGCAACAGATCTAATCTTAAGGAAAATATATTCAATCTCAAAAGTAGCGAGATTCTCAACCTTAGTTTTTAAATTGGTACAGTTTTTAATTATAGTCTTCACTGCTTTGACCATCTGCTTGTTGTCTTGCGACTCCATAGCGAGATAGAGTAATTTCTCTTCCTTAACTAGGAATGGTCTATATGATATTTGTGTGCCTGTAACAGGCAGGGTCGCTTCATACTCAGGTATGGCTAACTTAGGTAATGGCATAACGATTGCATTATTATAATTCTATTTAGACACCAAATCCAGCTGCATTTGTCTGTGATCTGTCAATACCAGTAGCAGATAGTCCATCAGATGCAGCATTGACATATCTGTCTGGAGTATTAACTCCCATCATGTCAGAACCAACACCATCAAACCTATATCTCTCATGCTTGAACTTAACACTAAACTTAACTAGGTTAGTAGGTCCATTACTATATGTTGCTCCACCCATGTCATAAGGCCATGCTCCGAAGAATTGCCAAACTGCCATTGATGCATTAAGTCTCTGTCTATAAATTGAATTTGCCTCTGTGAGACCTTCCCAACTAATAGGAGATCCAACTTCCCATTTTGTTACTATAAGATTAGTAGTATACTCTTCATACAGTCCAGATCTATTCTCCATGTCTGGTGCTGCCCAATTCATCCAATGCTCAAAAAATCTACGATGATATTGATATTTGTCTGATATAAAGGTAATATCTAAATCATTATTCTGTTGTATCCTTGCATGTGAATATCCTGCACCTTGCCATGCTTGTGCTACTGGAGTATCTAATATTCTCTTACCAGGTATAGACACTTGATCTGCCATATAATTCATGGCATCAAATGCCCACCTCTTATCCTTGACTACAAATTGAGTATTTGCTGCCATACATGTAGGAATCCATAATTTAACACCATAAAGATTGGATCTGGAAGGTTCTAGTCTTCCTGCCGTGACCCTTTCCTTAAAATCTGCAAAACTATTTGGGTTTGATGAAGTTGAAGGCATGATCTTATTTAAGTTTTGTCCATATAATGCTACTTGGTACTTCCATTGTCCTACCAAGACCTTGAGGTCTAATAACAAACTGTTCAACTGGAAGTGGTGTCATGTCTCGCAACTCTTCTTGAGGTACATTATATGCTCTAGTGACACTAGACATAAAGTATTTATGGTGACAACGCATAGGATATGAAATACCACCTGCTGCCCAGGTATTTGCCATACTTTTCCTACTATTAGGTCTCAAATAGTGCATATTACCACCAGAGAATTGCTTCTTCTGGTAATCAACGTCTGTAATCAACGTCATAGGGAAAGTATCCCAGAATTTCAGATCTGGTGTCTGAGCTGAATAATTGAAGAATATAATATCACCCACAGTAAAACCACCAGTATATTCCTCCAGTCCATACTGGAGTTGCTCTCTATACCATTGTTTAGACTGTTTGACTCCCATTGCTAAGTCTTTTACGTCTGTGAAGATACTCATACGTTTAAATGTTTCTCTGTGAGTATAATGAATGAAAACCCTTTATGTGCACAAAATTGCCTTGCTGCTCTCCATTTAGCACTATTTACATTCCAAGTCTTAACTTCACTCAGAAAGGTCCGAGCCTTCTGCGATTTACGCTTAGGGGGTTTAGTTTGATAAGCTGGTTTGATCTCGATGATCGATTTGGCAATTCCTCCGTTCTTGGTTCTTGCTCTAACATAGAAATCAGGATAATAACGGTGAATCCTGTTATCCAAAGGAGACTTATAAGGTATAATAATTTCTTCACTTCCCCACTCTAAAACGTTGTTATTATTGTCACACCAGTGCATGAACTTCTTTTCCCACAAACTTCTATAAATAACATTAGTGTGATCACCTTTGTACTTATGTTTGTTTGATGGTCGGAATTTTCCTTTATAAGACATGGCAGTAACTGTATTTCCCAGAGCGAAACCTTTAGGAGTCAATTCAGCGAGTAGTAGAGAAACAATCACAGATGGTGCTGCATTCCCAACTGAAGTAATCGATTATCTAAAATTTGAAGTATTCGATCAAAAATCAGATAGATTAAATGACACGATATATCTCTATTTACCCAAGCAACTAACTGAAAAGCATAGTCAAGGGTGGGGTCAAGCAAATCTAGGACCAGCAGGTGAAGCAATGTTAGGAATAGCAGCATCTGCTGCTAATGATACTGGTGGTATTGATACTGATAGTGTTGCTGCTGATATTGAGAAAGCAGCAAAAGCAGCAATGCCACAAATAGGATATAAAGCTGCTTCCAAAGTCATAAATGCTGCTATATCTGCAACTGGTGGTACTGGACAAGTAAGTAGAGAGCAATTAACCTCTATAATTGGTAAAAAGATATTCAACCCATACGCAGAAGCAACATATGAAGGTCAAGGGTCATTTAGAGACCATTCCTGGAATTGGGAAATGGCACCTAAGAGCACCGCTGATGCTAAGGAAATATACAACATTATTCGTAAATTTAGAGGATATTCACTACCTGGTAAAAGTGGACAAAATTGGTTAACAATACCAGAATACTTCAAACTTAGCACTGTTAGATATATTGATAAAGGTGGCGGTAATGAAGAAATCGCTGACCCTGGAAAAGGTGGTCAAGGTGGTATTCTAAGTCAAGTACTACAATTCCCAACAAAGATGGTCTGCACTAACGTTACCATTGGAATGCCTGACTATACATCTCTAAAATCTTCATACGCTGGATCCAGATTTATGGATTTTGGTGCTGTGAAGTATAATCTATCACTATCATTCAAAGAGACTGAATTCCTTACAAAAGAGACTTATGGATTTGATCCAAAAGAGGCAATCCTGGATGATGCGATTAACAGTATCCTAGGTGACTTTCCACCAAACCCACCTTCTGCAAACATAGCATAATGGCATATTTTACTCACTTACCGATTGTTGCAGTAAGGACATCTAGTTACCGTCAAAATAACGTAGATCCTTATACTCTTGCAAGAAATCTCTTCAGAAGGATCAAAATACGTGAAAGTCTGGAAGATGTCATATTGGGATTTGACCAATATACCATTGCAGTCAATGAAAGACCAGATCAAGTGGCATACAAGAAATATGGTAATATGTCATATGACTGGGTTGTATTGTTATGTAACAATATCGTGAATCTATATGAAGAATGGCCCATGGCAGAAGATGAGCTAGAAAGGTATATTGACAGTGTATATGATGAAGATGCCGATTCTGTCCATCATTGGGTAACTCAAAGAATCACAGATCAGAAGGGACGCATCCTAGTAAAAGAAGATCGCATAGTGCCCGAAGATTACACTGTTACTAGACCTGATGGAACCTTAGTACCTAAAGATGAGACCGTTAGACCTATTTCAGTCTATGACCACGAAGCTGGTAAAAACGACTATAAACGGAATATTTACCTTTTAAGGAAAGAGTATGTAACTGGGTTTGTTGAAGAATTTACCAGTTTGGTCGGATATCTTCCAAATAGCGAAACTGACGAACAAACAGGAGCTAAGAGATCGATCAATACTACCGAAGAGCAGTTTCAGACCGTTAAACCGACTTATAGCACAAATATCGGTCAAACGAGTTCTATCGAATTTGCTTCAGAAGCAGATTACTCGTCTAAGGAGTTTGACACCTCTGGTGCCACTATTAGCGAAGGTGACGTATTATCAGATGGAAGCACAGTGGCAGTTACGTCTGCTGGCACTGGATCCACGTCAGGATATTAAAAAACCCTACAGACAAAAAAATACCCCCGATTTTTTCGGGGGTTTTGCTTGTTCAGAAATCGAAATAATATACGGGATTTATCGGCACCTTTCCCATGTAATTACATCACGATGCTCATAATATCCTGGGATGTATGTGTTACCATGACCAAGGTATTGACCTGGTACCCAGTATTTCTTAGTGATTACAACCTCACACCTTCTCCGTCTTGGACGGTGGTAGTGACCGTGGTCATAGCTCCAGTCCCTCCAATGAGGATTAGGACGGTGACTATGACCATGATGATAGGACTCCTGAAATGGTTCCCAGAATTCCTTCCATGTTAGTGCTTCTGCTCTCACAGGTGCTGCGAAGAGTAGAAGTGGGAGAAACAGGAGTCTTTTCATTAGTCTTCGTTAGCGAGGGCGGCAAAGTAAGAGAGATCTGGTGATTCACCTGACTCTTCAACTTCTTGTATCTTAGCACCAAACCCTGACTTTGTGGGGGTAGGTGGGTCCGCTTTGACAACTGGACTAGTAAGAGGTGCTAGGTTTTCATCCTCTTCATTGGTTTGTACTACAGGTCTTGCTGACTTGTTAAGCACAATATTCAATCGTGATGATAGATCTTCATAGGATTTGAAATTCTTAAGATCAGTAAACTCTTTAAGAGAATGCTGTGACTTCCAAACCTTCTCAAGTGCATCATCTTCCAATCCACCTAACACAGAGGGTGAGTCAAACTCACTCTTATCATAGTTCCAGTATCCACCAATGGTCTGGATCTTGATCTTAAAGTTAGCACCCTTCCAAAGATCGAAAGGATTGATTGGAGTTTCATCTTCAAACTGTGGCTGCATCGCTGATGCAATCTTGTCATGAATTTTCTTACCATACTTATATAAGAATACTTTACCTTCATTTTCTGGATGAAGTTGATCCTTTACAACATAGATGTTACTGTAGTAAGAAAGCTTACGCTTCTGCTTACGTGCAGTATCTTTGTCTGCATCTAGTCCACTGTTCCACAGTGTCCTATTTAATTCACCTACAGGATCCTTTTGGTTAAGTGTGGTGAGAGAATTCTCGATGTACCAACCACCTGGTCCTTGAAATGCATGACTCCATACCTGTGCCCAAGGGAGATCTTCTCCATCTGGCTCTGGTAGGAAACGAATAACGGCATAACCGTTACCACTCTTATCTACCTCTGGTTTCCAAAGTCTTTCATCTGGACCCCGTCCCTGAGGCTTGGACAGGTTTTCAATCTGTTGTGTAAGCTTAGAAAACTTACCAGACTTGCTCTTTAGGCTTGCAAATGACATTCGTATTTGTCTCCGAAGTTGTATTTTAGTATTGCTACTGGATTATAGTAGCATAGTTATTTAGGCTTGTCAACACCACCCTCTTGCAATTCTCTCCTCCACGTCCGTAGCTTCTCTTCCATCTGATCTAGTACCATAGTGAGGTTGAGTCCACCACTGTACTCAGTGGTCATCATCTCCATCCTACTCTTAATTTCTTTTGCTGAGTCATCATCCTGTAACTCATTTGCTGCTAGTTGTAACCGTGCATAGAATACCTTCTGCTTCGCTACTAACTCCAGAGTCTTCTCGATGTGCTCTAGTCTCTCTTTAGGATTGAATTGCTTAAGTCCAGCAGACATCTTTAAGAGCTCAGTATAACACTCCTGTATTGCTTCTAGTTCCTCTTGGACTACTTCTGATTGAAAGAATTGCTCAGTCATAAGTTTAAAATGCCTTTACTTGTGCGTTTGATGTAGTTTAATTGCTGTGCATCCCATTTGATCTTATCCTTTAAAGGTTTAGAGATCAGTTTACCTACTGTCTCTACTTCAATCTCAAACTCTTCACAGACCGAGGCTACTCCCTCGATATAATTTATAAGACCTTGACTCTCCTTAACCCTGTCTTCGACTAGGGAAGTAAACTTACCTTGTGTCATAAATTTCTCTTCAATTTCTTTCATTGTATAACCTGAATGTTAAGGTGGGATACACCACTAGAGTTAATGATCCCTGTCGGGAACCAATTCGCTGCTACTGTTATTCTATCACAATTTCCCTCGTTTGGGGTAGCTCTGTGTCGAATAGTAGGTGGGAAAACAATATACCTACCAGGTACAGTAGGTTCTTCATGAGTTAGGTTGAAGTTATCATCCCAGTTTGCAGAATCAAAGGGCCAGATGTTACTCTTATCATAGTAAGGGTTAGGATAGTACCACTTGGTAGTACCACTGTTACCTGATGCAAAGTAGTTGCTACTCATGAAACAGTTAGCGTGAGTGTGGTCATAGAACCAGTCACCTTTCTTATTTAGATTTGCCCAAGCAGAATTACATACCATCTTATTCGGTATACCCATACTCTCACACACTTCGGCCATGCAGTCTTGCATCCAGTCGAAAAGATAGCGCAGGTCTGGGTTGTTGTAAAGGTCACTGCCTCCCTCGGTCTGATCAACATGGACACCTTTCCACATTAGATTGGTGTCATTCTCTCTCCAAGGTAGTGTCGCAAGTATCTTAGTAGTACCTTCAATCAGATCTGGATTGATATCAAACTTAAAGAAAGGGATACCTAATACTTCTTGCTTCATGCTATAGCTTTCTCATTATGATAGTCTCTTATCCAATCAATAAGAGTGTCTATGTAAGGTATCTTATCATATTTCTGTGCTACTTGCATACTTCCATCTTCTGCTACTGATATTGTAACTAACTTGTCAACCTCTACACCAGTCTGTTCGTAATACATGTATGCATATGCTGCCTCTTGCACAAAGAATTTCTCTAGGTGCTCTTCCTTCTTAAGATTCTTAGTGGTCTTGAAGTCTATTATAGCAAGCTCAGAATCAAACTCAGCAATAGCGTCAACACGACCAGCAATGAATAGATTCCTAGAAAAAAGAGGGGCTTCAATAGCGTGAATATTATCAATACGATCAAGAGTCTCACGAGCAGACCTAAAAAGGTACGTGGGAAGACCCTTGCTCTCCTCAATTTCTTCCAGTTCATTTTTAAGATACTTCTCCACTAGGTTATGGTATTGAGTGCCTCTCCATGCTGATGCACGTCTGACTCTCTCTGCTTCAGCAAATCCTACTCGCTTCTGCCAAGCTAGTATACCATGCTTTGATGCGTTGCCACAGATTGTCGTGACACTAGGACACCACTTGTCATCTATCTTATAGAAACGACCAGAGTCAAGAGTCCTACTCGTAACCTCCTGTAGAGGCTTAGCAGGACCAACATAATTAAACATTAATCAAATCCCATTTCATGTTTGCTGATGAGGTATTCTCTGATAAAACCAGACCTCACGATATCATTGATACCGAACTCAACGCAAGCAAATGATTCCATTGCTTGTGTGATCTTCATAAAGTCTAGCACACCAGTCCTCTCATTAGCTTTAACTAAGTCAGACTGTGAATAATCTCCAGAGAATATGATCTTACTATCCTGACCGACACGAGTGGTGATTGAATCTAACTCGTGGAAGTTTAGGTTAGAGAACTCATCTACTATTATAATGGCTCTGTCAAGTGTTACTCCACGTAAGAATGAGGTTGACCAAAAGTCTATTGATCCCTGACCTCTTAGGTTGTCATATAATATTCTAAATGCTCCTTCGTCAGGCATGTTAAACATATACCTTACCATATTACGATAGGGTATCTGATATAGGTCTGACTTGTCTTCATGATCTCCAGGTAGGAATCCTATCTCTCTTGTAGGGACTAGAGACCTGACCATGTATACTTTCTCGTAAGGAGTAGCAGGATCTAAGACTGACTGTAGTGCTAGGTAGAGACTAATGTATGTCTTACCAGTACCAGCAGCACCATGTAGTACTAGATTCTTACCCTCAGCGTACGCCTTAAACACATCCTCCTGACTTGGTGTCAGAGGTTCAATAGTCCTGAGATGCTCAAGATTTATTGGTGGTTTGCGTTTCATTGACCTGGATGGGGTACCGTTTCCGTTACCATTACCGTTTTTCTTTTTCCTTGCTGGCATAATTAAGTAAACCTCGAAAGGTTAGCACGTGGGTGTTTCTCTTGGATCTTACTCATTACTTCTTTAAATCCATCCGATTGTTTCGGGTCTCCGTATGTTACTCCACCAGTCCCTGCGGACCAGTCTTTATCCCAGTCGGGATTGTCCTTCCTCCACTCATCGTAAGAAGACATAGACATTGAGAGTTCTTTCTTCTCTCCAGTAGATTTATTTATAACAGGGTATGTTGGCATTAGTCTATCCTTAAGCATGGTTGTGTGTCACCCCAGTCACTATCATAACGACAGTCACAGTCATCAACGTCAGGACACCAGTCAAGTGCCTTAGAGATGGTTGGGAAGTTACAGATGAAGTGGTCACGACATAGGTTTGCTATGTCCATGTGCTCCTTCTGTGTGCCATTGGCAGTGCGTAACTGTATGTAATGCATCCATGACCTAGCACTACCAGTCATGTATATCTTAGTGGGTGTTGCTAGTGGGAGAACAAACCTCGCACACTCCTTCGCAATCCCCTTAGATAATAGGTGATCGTATAGGTCCATCCCTTCTTCAAAGTATTGTGCAATTCGGCCTTGTAAGAACGCCTTCTCGGTTTCGTCGATGTCATCTATACTATTCTGTCTATTCTTGGTGTCCTGTCTCCTTAGCTCGGGCACCTGTGGTTTATCTAGGAGATTTGTGTCAGCATATCTCTGACTAAATTCTTGGAAAGTGAATGACCTATGTCTCAATATCTGTGCAGCAATACCACGTGTCGTGTTGATCTCTAACGTCATGTGTGCTTGCTCAAAGATAGACCAGTGTCCATGCTTGATACAATATGCTAACAGACCAGCAACCTTCGGGTTGTCTTGGTTGTTAGGGTTGGATACTCTTGCGACATATCCTATGGTTTTTTCTGCGTCAGGAGTGACACTCACTAAACATACTTTAGTCATTCTTTCGTAATAATATTCTCGATACTACATATAAACCCATAGCAGACCAGTATCCTAGGGTTGCTAACCCAAATATACCTGGTATACATGCATTCCATACTAGCATAAGGACTAGGGGTGAGAGAGTTAGGTTACCGATTGCAGTTACTGCTTGCTTACCAAGCTCCTGATTCCTTTCTTCCTCAGTCATTTCCTCGACAGGTTTACTTGCCTTCCGAGGGTCAAAATATACTGTCATCCTATTATATCCTCCAAAGTAAATATTGACATAAATTCTAGATCATTATCCTTCCATGTCTGATGGTCTTCCATCCTATCAACTATAGCAACGACACGATTAACAACGTAACCATTCTCACGTAACACTCTTACTGCTGAGATAGCACTGCTACCTGTGGTAGTGACATCCTCTAAGACTGTGACAACTGATCCTTCAGGTGGTTTTGGTCCTTCAAGCAACTCTCTTGTACCATATCCTTTAACATTCTTCCTGATAATAAGAGCATCAAGATGCTTATTACCTCTGTAGTATGCCTTCTGTGCTACACCACACACTAATGGGTCAGCACCTAGTGTTAGACCACCTACTGCTACTGCTTCAGGTTCTATCATATCTATCAATAGATGTGACATGAGTGCGTTACCCTCACATGATAGTGTTACAGGTTTGCAGTTAACATAGTGCTCTGACTTCTTACCAGAGGACAGTATATATTCTCCACGTCTGTATGCTTTCTCCTTTAGAAGGTTGAGCAGGGTATCATGGTAACTCCAATACTTATCTTCGGTCATTTCTTTTTCTTCTTAGGTTTGATAGGTGATAGGGGATTATTAAACTGACCTGGTTGTCTGGTGCCCTTAGTATAAGACATCTTCTGCATAACACTACCGAAGATATCATAGTAAGTATCAAAGATACCAACAGCTTCACCCATTACTATGTCAAACCAGGTGTCATCACCCTTCTTTAACTCTAGCAGGTATGCATTAGTTGGCAACGTCTTATCATCTGCTGCATCAGGTGTACAACCAGTCTTTATGATGACACAACCCATCCCCCGACCATTAATGTCAGCGATCTGCTCATCAGTTAGCTTCATCTACCTCTGCCACCCCATTCAATAGAAGGGAATGCTTCTTGCACTGCTGCCTTAGTGATACGATATCTCTTGTGCAGTGTCTTGTTAATTGCTTTTACTAGTACCTCTGCCTCACTCTCATGAAGACCTTCAAGTAGTTGGATAAACATACTCTCTACCCTTAAGGATTTCAAGTTGTCATCACCACCTACAAAGAATCTATAGAGTTTCTTAGACTCCTTCTCCAATAGAGTATGCTCTGTGCCCTTCGGTGCATCGTTCTTACGATAAGGTACGTCCTCACCTAAAGGGACACGAGGTTTAAGACTCTCGTCAAAGTTTATAATAAAGACCGACCTTAATCCAGGAGTATTATTATCCTGTAGGATCTTGATCTTTTGTGCTTTAGTCTTGGCATTGTGAGCCTTTTGAAGCACTTCAGAAATCATTAATCTCATAACTTACTCATCGTCATCATACATTGTATCATCTTCGTCATGAATACGCAAGTAGATCAGCTCAGATGGATCAACAGGTCCATTTTCTGTCTGCATCTCAGGATGCATAACGAGTGCAGCATACTCTGCTCTCTCTTTCCATGCGTCGAAGACATCTTTTATGTTCCATGATACCACAAAACCTAAAAGAAAACTACCTATAGTTAGAAAGAAAGCGATGTAAATAAAACTTATCTCCGTCATGGAAGCCTCCTAACTATGTCATTTTTATTTAGCACCCTTGCGTGGTCTGCCTGGTCTACGGTTTTCATAATATACTATGGCATCGTTGATCACAGTCTCAAAATACTTTCGTATCTTACGTGCCTGTGGTTTAGGTATATTACTGTATGCTTCAGACATATACTTGTCACGTGCAATATACTGTGACAATTCATCTACTATCTGAGTGACCTCAGTCATAGAAGATGAGTCTATTAATTCTTTTGTTTGTTTGCGTGTCCACTTGTTGCCAGTAAGATACGACTTCATATTAAAGAGGAATCTCCCATTGATCATGGCTTCATCGATAGCCCTGTCAATAATAGTATAAAGCTCTTCAGGGTTGGGATCCATGTAGGTCATAGATAGGTGTTTTCTCGCAGGTATTTAACAGTTTCGGTGCAACCACCCATTTTATGTCCAGCAATGATAACTTGTGGAAAGGTAGCAGACTGTCCGAACTCTGTCTTGAATTGCTCTCTAGTAAAGTTAACATCTAATTTGTATTCTGCAAAGCCCCATCCTTTAGATTTGTAAACTTCCTTAATCTTTGTGCAAAATCCACAACCTTCTCTCGTATAGATTGCGGTGTTTCCTGGTTGTTTGGCCATATTATTATAGTAGGAAAGAAAAAAGGGTCACCTGTAGTGACCCTTTATTTAGTTAGATATTTACCTTCTAATTAGAAAGTGAATTTAACACCTGCTTTAGCACCCCAGTTGATTAGAGAATCGCCTGAAGAATCTTCGTCAGTGATACCAGATAGCTCACCATAAAGTGAAGTAGCTTCAGCGATAGCATAAGAAGCACCAACTTTACCAGAGAAGTCTACGTCTGTATCATCAGCAGCTTCGCTGTGACTTACAGCAGGACCACCTTGTACGTAGTATGCAAGTTTGCCAGTGTCATTTACTCCTTCGTAACCGATGTGTACATCAGTAACAGCAGAGGAATAAGATCCATCTGGATATGAGAGGTTACTTTCAACATTCACGTAAGGACCAGCAAAAGCGGCTCCAGCGAGAAGGAAAGGGGATGCTGCTACAGCAGCGATTGTTGATTTGATAGACATTTTAGTTGTTTAAGTATCTCGCACGGAAAAAACCCTGCGGATGATGAGACCCTCGACATGGGTCTGTTTTTCATTCAACACAGGGTTACGATTATTTCGAGTCCTTTGTTAAGAAGTATTTATACTATCAGAGATTGCGGGATACCGTCAACCCCCCTTGTGACAGTTGTGCTACTGGTACACATAGGATGAGTCTCCTACATCGACCACACCTTTAGGCAACACGTTGAATGCCAGTGAATACCTTTCATACTGAGAATAATTCTTTAGTACTCGGTGTCTTATGTTGCTAGGGAACAATAATATAGTGCCCTTAGAAGGCACTACAACGTGATCAGTAGCATTATATTCATTATCAGTGCTAGGAAGCACGTAGACCCCTTCTGGAGGGTTTACAAACTGAATGGGAGCACTGTCAGTATCATACTCATCGAAGTATACTACACCACTGAACCATGAATTGCAATGTGCGTGTTCATCTGCTGACCCACCACTAAGTGTGGCAGTAAACCAAGAGGTAGTGATCTGTACATCACAGTAGTATCCTATCTCACAGATAGCTTGCCTTACCTTGCGAGTAAAGTAGTCCAGGACTGAGGTCTTATTGTTTAACACATGCTTGTTAACAGTCACAGCACTCAGTCCATCCTCATCTTCCGAGAAGTCAAACTCCTGTAACATTTCTGTGAGAATATCACAGATCTCAGGATTAATTCTCGATTGTGCTAGGGGATTTGGAAATAAGGGGTGAAGATTCCACGTCATTTAATGGTTCCATTCTCAAGAATTGTTCATTCAAATTATAAAAGAGTTTAAAGTGGGTAGTGTTAACCCAATAACCTTTTATGTCTGACCCATCACAGTGGTATCCATACCCTGTTACTGGTTCGTTTACTCCATCTATTCTAAAGGTCTTATTGCTTCCAATGTAAGACCCATACTTCTCCTCCAGATTAATCATCGGCATCAGTGGTTTTGGTTAGTCTATCACGGAGCTCAGCTTCCTGAGCGTCTGTTAACGAACTGTTATTTATGTTGGTTTCATCACACTCTTCACGTGGGTCCACATATTCGGCCATTTTCTCCAAATTCTGCTGCAAATCTTCGGGGGGTTTCCAGTTAGGTCCCTTCGGTTTGTAATCGAGGCTCTTCACCTCTGCCAGAGGACTCCTCCAGTACTTCTGCATCTGTTTGAGCATCTTCTTCTTACCCTTCGGATCATCCTTATACTTTTCGATGACCTTCCGAAGAGTCCTCAACTCTCTTGATGATTTCTCTAGAGATCTCTCTGCGTTGACCTCTCTACCACTGAAACCGTTTGCCATAATTTTAAGGGGGATCTGTGCACTGTGTAAGAGTTATTTTAAATCTAACTCTGAATTTTGCTTTGTCGGTACCACTATACCATACAACTGAGTCTTTGTTGTGTGACTCTTGATAGAAGGCTTCCTTAAGACTCCTTCTTACTAGGTCTTCATTCTCCCACCAAGCAAGTTGTTTGCCTGTTGGGAATGACCAACCTGCTTCCTGATCAGGATAGTATGGTGTCGCTGAGGGATTCTCACTCGACCTATCTCTCATCGGAGGCCATGTTAGCACAAACTCTGACCCTTTGGTGTATCCTTTACCTTGATCAATAACATCAATGACATGCACCATTGCTTGCCAGTAATGCACCTGCTTAGATGAGGTGGTCTGATCAAAGATAACTGGATAGAATGTGATGCCTACACGTATCTTGGCAGCATCAGCATAGTTTCCACCACCAGTACCATGATAATTGTCAAGGGTATAGTCCTGTATGAATGTAACGGGAGAGAAATATGTGTCTCTTTGTGGTGCTTGTGCAGCACCATCCCATATATTATTCACCACAGTAAGGTAATGGTTGCCAATTGAGTTGGCACCTAAAGTATACCACGGTTTACTGCCTCGTGCAAACGTTGTCGGTGCTGCTTGCGTAAGGATGTCTCTGTATCCCTGTGATATATTGGTACCACTCAGGGTTTCAAACCTAGTGAAGAGATAGTCCTCAACAAGGTGGTTGTATACTCCTGATAGATTCCTATAGTTGTAGGACTCTAAGAGAGTAGCAGAGAAGTAGTTAGCTTCAACATCATAAAGATACCCTGTATCTATGTAAGCACCAGGTAATGTAGGCATCGCACTGTTACCTATGATCCTACTCTGTCCTGGTATCTCTGGGTTTGCTTGGAGTGATCCATGCATTGCCACTGGTATATTATTTGCCCAGACATATGTGTATGGATATCCAGGGTCAGGCACGTTGTCCTCACTCCATGTCTCAGACAGTTTACTACCACACTCCCACTCAAACTCTTGTCTGTTGGTAGGATTAAATGAGAATGCAAATCCTTCTATCTCTCCACCCTCTTTAGTAATTGGGTTGAGTGTTGGGTTACCTGTTTGTTTTGCTATCACACTATCATGTGACTGAGTGCCTAGCATTATTTTAAATGCACCCTCAAACATAGTAGTATCAATAGCATAAAGAGATGCCTCCAGTGCTATGTCACCTGTGACTGCACCTGTATCGATACTTACTACCTCAAAGGTTAACTCATCAGTTGGTTCTAAAGTAATGTCCTGATCGTATAAGTCTCTACCTATTGCGGGCCAATACTGTGCTTCAAATTGCTTAGTAAATACATCTACTCCATTCTTCTTCATCCTAAGAGTAAACTTCATGCAAGCACCATAGATGCCACCGTTAATACCACCCATAGATACAAACCTAAAGGTACCACCGACTGCTGCTGCAATAGTCTGGTTGGTATTTAATTTGACTGAGTATTCACCATTACATGTGCCACACTCCCACTCAACATCATTACCTACCACGTTAGGGACTTTGTTACCGCAGTCCATGCGTCTCATAACTACATCTTTAAAGCTGGCCTTGAGTATTCTAGCGTCGCATTTTACTGAAGGGTCTATCTTTCTCATCACCTTCTCAGGTGCTGCTCCTGCATAGAGATAGCATTGGATACCCTCGTAAGTATACCCACCATAGGTCCACCCAAGTCTATGCCAGAATCTTAGGTCATCATAGTCATCGTCACCTGCTATCAAGTCCTCCCAGAATTGATTGTTTTTACCCTGCCACTTAGTCTGATCCTTCTTCATAGGATTCCATTCTCTGTCAGAGAATAGACAGTAGTTATTCTGTGCTGTAGTGATACCTACTGCACTAAAACCACCAGTGTAAGGAGCATTAAGTGGAGTGAATGTTAACTCCTGCATAATGCTGAGTGAATTCTGGCCACCACCATTAGGGATGAGGAAAAATCCCATCGTCCCTCCAGCATACTCGTTGAGTTTTAGGCTGGTCATCCATGCATTGTATAGGTTGGTACCATTCCTAGCACTCGTTACAATGACACGTCCATACTTAGGACCAGTCTCATCTGCTAGGTAGAAACCAATTGCGTTATCATATCCTGCTGATCCTTTCTCAACATCCATTGAGATGTTAAGGTCTGCCTTAGATTCTATAGGTATACGGTATGCCCAACGCTTAGGTATCTTCTGAGGGTTACCACCTACTATCTCACCATCAATAGTATACTTGTGATCGAAAGGATTACTGCTATGGAATCTATGTAATGCTTCTGCTTGCTCATCAGCATGTAGATAACTATTCATTGCAGCAGCAGTTGGGAAGACATGTCCTAGTACCTCACCACCTGCCATACCAGAAGCATTCATCGATGCTCTCTCACCAGCACCTTTACTGTCAGGCTCACCAGGATTAGTAGTTAAGAATGTATCCTGCTTGACTGTTGAATAGAATCTAAACAGTGGGACAGTTACATTTGCTATAGGTTGTGCAAGAATATAGAATGCTGGTTTAGCATTAGTTAAAGTGTATCCTGACTTGGCACCTTGAGGATCGTATGCATGGTCAGCACCTATGTTAGTAGATACAATACTAAAGTTAGCATTACAATCACTACCATGAGTATCCTTCATGCATATTCTGGTGTTGTTATCAACAATAGTATACCCACCAGAGTTACCATTCATAGTAATAGATATGGTACCAGGACCACTGATAGCAAGTGTCTGAATCTCTTCACCAGATCTACCAGTCCTTGTCCACTGCTTACCTCCCATCTGGATGTTATCAATAGCAACACCATGTGTGTTGGGGTTATCATTCCACTGTAGTTTGAGGACCGCAACACCAGTGCCACTACCAGTAGCAATTAGATTACCTGATCCATCAAACGATGTCTGTATAGTGCCACTAGATAATGATGACTCATAGATTGGTATCCTATCTGGGAAACAATTCTCTACACATACCTCAGTTTGGTTACCACTCCATCCATTAGGCCAGTAAGCATCACAGTTTGCCTTGGGTGGTTGCCATGCACCACCAAGGTAAGGTCTAAACAGACAGTCTAATGCATTTCTAACACAAGTTTTGAATGGATCACCAGCTAATCCCTTATCTATATCACAGTAATATTTCTCACCAGTTTCTATATGCTCCCACCATCCTGGTGCAGGGAATCCTGGTAAACTAAAATCTTTTAATGGTCTGAGTAACTTGAGTGATAATAACTTTCTAACCTTCTCACATTGATCTTCAGGACCAGTCTTAACAATAATATATGGATCACCCATAACAGGTGGGTGAAGAGTCAACTTCATTGGTGGCAACCAACCAAACTCCTTGTGCATCCACGGTCCCCAAGGTGGTAGCTCCCAATCCAAACCATAGTCAGGTAACTCAGGTGGATCTATTAGATCTGGGATACCTGGCGGTGTCTTATAACATCTGTCAACTATCCTTCGTATAACATCACCAGGTTTAGGATCTGGTACCACAACAGGTGGTGGTGCTACTGGCAGTGGATTCTGCTCGTCTAATACGTTAGGTAGGTTGTATACTGGGACACTATAACATCTCCCAACTATATTTCTTATTGCTTCACCAGGATTCAGAGGAGGTATAACATTACCTGATGCTCCAGCAGTAGGTACATTAGGATTCAACTGGTCTAATGGATTAGCTGCCAGTATCCCACTCGGTGTTGAGTAACACCTCTCTACTATATCTCTGATGGTCTCGCCAGCCATGTATTACATACACCTACACCTTATTTAGTGAGGGTCATAGTGTTTAACTATTGAATACCCTAACGCTAGAGCGATCAATCCAATACAGATCAGAGTTAAAAGTAAATGCATAATCACCAGTTGTTTCTTAGTAGTGCTTTGTAATCTTGCTTTGTTTCCATGTTGCAATAAGTAGCGATGACTGATAGGAAACTGAAGTAACTATAGTTGTAAGCACTTCCGTTTGATAACCGTCTCCACTTCTCATTCTTCGCTTCATCTATTATGTTATTGAATACTCTACAAGGTTGGTAGAGATCCTTAGCATACTGCCAGAAGGGTGTGTCATAGTTAGACCCATGTGCATAGTGATAGAGAAGGAAGTTTGCATTCTCTTGGATGTCTCGTTGATTTTCATCAATGATATCCTGTAGTATACCACCCTTCATAATATATTGCATACATCTTTGTATCCATACAAGGTAACCTGTTATACTTGTTGCCTCCATTGGTTCAATGAAGAAATATTTGTTACCATTCAAGAAGATCCTATCCTCCATGACAGGTCTCTTTGCCATGTAATTATGGAATGATCTCCAACCAATTATTTTATGCTCTCCAAACTGCTCTTCAAAATTCTCTAGTGCTGTAGCATCATCTGTAATCTCACTGTTAAACATATACCCTACTGATGTCCTGCTCTGCAATGGAATGACAAATGTCCATCCATCTTTAGTAGCAACAGTCTCAGTGGTGCAGAAGACTCTACTATATGGATCAGTTTCGGCCAGTAGTACTCTGTTGAGAGGATTTTGCAACGTGATATAGTTATCAAACGTTTGACTTGAGCACTCTCTACCACTGAAGGGTGACCCTCCACAATCAAAGATGTAATCAGCATCAATATTATATCCTACCTTCTTCGGTATGCACTTAAAGTATTGTGACATATCATCACAAAACATCTTAGGATCAAAGTGCATTGCAACTCTATTAAAACCAAAGTCATGGAACCAATCCTGACCCCATCCTCTGTACTCTATCCCTGTCTTAACTGTCTGATCCCAGTTGGCATCTCTCCATGAGGGCCAACACTCAGGGTTTGTTGTCTGAAATTCTGTAATAAGATCTAATAGATTAGGCCACGACCCTGATCCCACTGGTTCAATGGGTGCATCTGGATCATAATAGATTTCGATCTCGGTGGCAGGGTAGTGTGCTTTCCATGCCATTGCAGTAAGGATACCTGCCAATCCTTTACCAATGATAGCAACTTTCATAAAAAAAGAGGGTCGTTAGACCCCCTTAGTATAGCATATGATATTGATTTAGCCAATAGCAGGTGCTAGTAGTGCAACTTCTGTTACCTCAGCAGCAGCGAGATCAAGTGGGAAGTTGTGAGCATTACGCTCGTGCATTACTTCCATACCTAAGTTTGCTCTGTTGAGAACGTCTGCCCACGTTGGAACTACCTTACCAGAACTATCAATGATAGATTGGTTGAAGTTAAATCCATTCAGGTTGAATGCCATCGTGCAGATACCCATACTAGTCAACCAGATACACACCACAGGGAATGTACCAAGGAAGAAGTGAAGACTTCGACTGTTGTTGAACGATGCATACTGGAAGATCAAACGACCAAAGTATCCATGTGCAGCAACGATGTTGTAGGTCTCTTCTTCTTGACCAAATTTGTAACCGTAGTTTTGAGATTCATTATCCGTAGTCTCACGAATAATTGAAGATGTAACCAATGAGCCATGCATAGCAGCAAACAAAGCACCACCAAACATACCCGCCACACCTGCCATGTGGAATGGATGCATGAGGATATTATGTTCCGCCTGGAAGACAAACATAAAGTTGAACGTGCCTGAAATACCCAGAGGCATACCGTCACTGAATGATCCTTGTCCGAAAGGATAGACCAAGAAGACAGCAAAGGCCGCTGATACTGGTGCGGAGTAAGCAACACAGATCCAAGGGCGCATACCCAAACGATACGATAACTCCCACTGTCTACCCATGTAAGCAGAGATTCCAATAAGGAAGTGGAAGATTACTAACTGATATGGACCTCCATTATACAACCACTCATCTAGAGTAGCAGCTTCCCAGATGGGATAGAAGTGTAATCCAATAGCGTTAGAAGATGGAACGACAGCACCAGAGATGATGTTGTTACCATACATGAGTGAACCAGCAACTGGCTCACGGATCCCGTCGATATCGACAGGAGGAGCAGCAATAAATGCAACTATGAAACAAGTAGTAGCAGCAAGCAAACATGGAATCATTAAGACTCCGAACCAACCGACATAGATTCTATTCTCGGTTGATGTTACCCACTCACAAAACTCGCTCCAATTTTGCAATGGTGACTGCTCTCTTCTTTGAAGAGTTGTCATCGAAATTAAGAGTGCGATTTGTACTTGTATGAAAAGACATTATGACCCCGTGGTCTTGGTTTGGGGGATGTAAGAGTGGATATCCTCCTTACTGGAGGCCCAACCACCATGCGGGGGGACTTATTGACAATGCCCTTGCTCATATTATATATGAAGTTTTATAACTTGTCAACCAGGTTTACTCTCTTGCCATTCTTCAGATCCACCACCCTTCCAAGGGGAGTGCTTCTCTACTGCCAATCTATACATTTTTTCATGCATCGTTATATTCTCGGCCACTTCTTCTTCTGGTCGAGGATTTTCATAGGAATTATCAGTTGCCATAGGCCATGTGTCATAGGGGTGTGGTACATCATCAAACCACTCGTCGAGTGGTAGTCTGTGTAATGGTTTCATCCTTTGTAGTCGTGAAAGTCTAGTTTTAATACAGGTTCATCATCAAATAGAATGTCACCTGATTCTTGTGAGGTAGACCATTCCTCATCATCTAGTGGGGATTCCCAAGGTTCTCTTTCTTCCATTAGCAATCACATAGTTGAGGGTGTTCACCTGTGTCACAGTATGACTGAGCATACTCACCTGTAATTTCACAAGTGTATAAGTCTGCTGTGCCAGGCATAGTCCATCCGTCTGCAATACCACCACCTCCGTGGTTAGTACATCCTACTAGAAATGGTACTAAGAATAATAGTTTCATCGTTTTAATAGTGCTGGTACATCTCCATCATCATCGTCATCCTTCTTCTCATCCCAAGGATCATCTATCAATGGTCCATTATATATTCTCTCGTCTAATGACTTGAGTAATGGATCTTTAGGCACAGGTTTGTTAAAGTTTACCACTAGTAACTCATCACCGTGCTTAACCTCTGCCATCTCAGGGTGCATGGGTTTAGTAACCTGTCTTACCTTCTCCTCAACAACAGGCTTTGCCTCCTCTGTCTTCCACCCCAGACTCATGAGTCTGAATGCTTGATAGAATAGGTAACCAGTTATTACTAGGTAAAGGATATACATTACTTTTTATTCGAGACCCACTTGCCATTGACTAACTTCTTAACCTCACCTTTCCTGAGTCCTGTGCCCTTTGCTTTCTTAACAAACTCTTTATAGGTGGGGCTGTCTTTTGAATGCCCAGTCTTCTTACTACCGTGCATCATACGATCCTTACGATACTTTAACTCTGCTTCCTTTTCAGCAGACTTCTTCCTCTCTTTCTCATTGTCCCAGCTATCTCCATACTTTTCCCACAACCAAGGTTTAAACCTGGCCTGTTTGTCAAAAATTTCTGGGAGTAAATTCATGAGAAGATAGTATCTTTGAGGTATTTATACATTGTAGGTAGAGACTCAGCTAACTTCTTCCTCTTTTTATAGAGGTGCTCCCACCCATCTACCTTACTAGAGGGGACTGGTGGGTAATCAAAGTACTGATATGACCTCTTCCTGACACTAGTATACCCTGCTCCACCCAAAATGTAAAGGATGGGGTGTGCCTCATGTTGAACTGGATCACCCCCTACCATATGAAACTGGACTAGATCATGAGCACCTTCGATATTATACTTTGTATCCTGTGTTACATGCTTCCAGAATGGTGTGTCTGTCCTACGTGAATAATAATAGTGTGCTTCAACAAATTCTTTCCACCCATCACAATGCTCATTCATATTGTGATTGAATCTATCTCTCATAAACCGATTGATACCAGGCTCCTCTCTTAAACTATCAACAAGAGCAAGGATACCATGATGTGCTGAGAATAATGAGGTAGATTCTAATGGTTCAATGAAACTATATGACAGTCCAATCATCACACAGTTACCAACCCATGCTTCCTTCTGTCTACCATTCCTAAACTTAATTACTTTACCGTCACCAAACTCTTCCTTCGCTTCCTCTTCAGTCTGAAACTTACTAGAGAATACATATCCCTCTGAAATATATTCCCACGTTGGTATAGTCCACTGCCATCCACTACTCATACCCTTTGCGTTGGTGTATGGTACCATCTCCTTATCTTTATCAATATAATCTCTCTTCCTTACGATAGCAGTGTCAGTTGGAATAGATTCAAATGGTACCCAAGTAGTCAGAGCACCACCTAGTGTAGATGTTTGCCCAGTACAGTCGAGATAGAGATCTGCATCAATCGACGGTGCCCTGAGATCGTACGGTCCTCTTTCCAAAAAGACACCTGATATTCCTCCTTGTCCATAACTAACCGAGTTAACCTTACTATCAAGAACTCTAACGTTACTACAAAAAGTTTCTTGTAGGTAGGTAGAGAACTTACTTCCGTCGATGTGAAACGATCTGTCTTTAGAAATATCATAAGGAATAAGTAATGAATTATTCAATGGCATCTTCTTCTCTTCTGCCACCGTTACAAATGGCATGAAGACATCAGCAAATGGTGGTGGATTATATCCATATGCTTTTGCTACCATCCAGTCATGGAATGTAGCATCAGTTAGATTCAAAGCAGGTGCTTGACCATTAGGATAATGGAAGACATGATCTATCTCAGTAAAGTTTTCAAACCTACTACTAGATTTGTAGGTTGCTCTAGCAGCAGTAAGGAATGTCTTGTCATCTATACCCATATACTTCAGGTATTGATTGATGTGTGGTGTTGTAGACTCACCCACCCCAATAGGATCACCACCTTTTACTACGGTGATGTCATAATCTGGGAATGTTTTAGCGAGTGCTGCTGCTGCCATCCATGCAGCAGTCCCACCACCTACGATAACTATCTTCATCTATCAAACCTTATATTAAATGATATGCTAATGCGTGTATGCTCTGTGACATTGGTACGTATACCATGCATTAAGTAACCAGGGAATAGTATTAACTTACCTTGCTTTGGTGGCATTGAAATAGTATGTGGTTGATTAGACCAGATACTAGTGGTCGATGCTAAGTTAGGTGTCTGGAAAAATAAATCTCCATCATCTCCTGTAGTCTTGTAATAGTATACACCACTTAGATCTGAATGTCCATGATGATGTGCATGAGCATAGTGTCCTGGCTCTAGTCTTGCCATCCAAGATGCTTGTTGATACCATCCCTCATTGCCAGTGTAATTCCATATGTGATTCCTTAATTCCTTTGTGAAACTAGGAGGTAATATCTTCTCTTGAAAATTTGGATCAGATATAAGATGAGTATCCCATAGGTTATGCCACTTGATACCCCTCTCTATCTCTGCAAACTCCTCTTGTATGGTGGCATAACTTGACACCTCACCTTCGTATATCTTAGTAGGAAATATATCTTTGATCATAATTTAATAGTGGTATCAACTCCGATGTTTCCTGAGACACTTACCCTCTCCTCTTCACAGTTATAGAAAGGATATACTATATGATTTAGTTTACTTGGGAAGAATAACATCACACCCTCTGCCCTCTGCCCTAGGTTGTAGTCATAGTATCTAATCTCTCCTAGGTTATCTGTATAAACAAACTTAAAGGATGATTTAGATGGCATGTTGCTTGGGTTATCTTTATTCTGCTCTTCCCAATCAATAGGTATCTTAATCCATATCACAAAACTAAAGATGCCAGTGTGAAAATGTAATGGATTAAACTCGTGTTGCTTCTGATAGTTAACCCACCAATCACTCATACGATATGGATGGTGTTGGTTAAGAGGTACATTATTACCTAGGTTACCAAACTCTTGAGTATAAGTCTGAATTAATTTGACAATAGTATTATTAAAGAACCAATTGTCCTTATCATGTAAAGGAATACTCTCCTTTATGTTACCAGCAAGAGATATCCTAGACCCTGATGGCATGTCAATACACTCCTTGACATGATCAAACTCCTGCTCGGATAGTTTATGCTCCAACCACCCATAATTCTTGGGGACAATAACTTTAGTGCTCATACTTTATTTGGGAAGCGTTCCTTATGCTTCTCCCATGCCTCTAGTATAGCACTACATGCCATCTGAAAATAGTCTCCACCATATGCTGCTACTTCATCCTGTAATGGATCTTCTTTCGTAGGAATATACTTGTCAAGTTTACCACTCTCTACAAACTGGTGCGAAAAGTTATAGACTTCTGTAGTAATAGGTATGTGTTTTGAAGCGAAGCATCCTAAACAAATCTTCCTTTCATTTAATCTCTGCTCCATTCGATAGTCTTCATTCATACCTTGACCCAGTGCTCCTTCATGTCATCGTTTATAGTATTAATATACCCATCCTCAGTCACAATGTCAAATGCTATTGTGATTCTTTCTTGATCGTCCACCACCTTATCAGTGCCATGACTGACCCAACTAGGGAACAGTGTGATCTTACCCACCTCATTGTGTGATGACCAAGGGTCACCCCCATACGGATTGTAATAATTCGTATTAGTATCAGTCACTTGGACACACACGTGACCACTCAGGTATCCATATGGATCCTTACCATGTGAGTGCACTGCTATCTGATCACCCTTCCTCATAACATTAGCCCAACACTGGACATAGATTGGTGGTGGATCAGGTGCACCCAACTCTGTAACAAATTTGTCATGGGTCTTCTTGATAGCAGCCTTTAAAGGTATAGCACTACCAAACGTGAGTAGGTTATATTTATTTGACCTAGCAGTTAGACTCTTGGCACCTAGTTTGGTACCCCAGTCATCCTCAAACTCATACTCATCTATTATACTCTGCTCTCTATCAAGTATCTCTTTCTTTAAATCTTCTAAGGATATACCTACGTTAGCTTCATAAAAATAATACTCCCACGCTGCTGCGAAAGGAGTATAAGTTTGTCCACTAGTGAATCTAATTATTCTCATCAACAATCCTTAGTTTATTATATGTGTCTTCATCCCTCATCATCTTACTGATGCTCATAAGGAAGTCGGCTTTCATTCTACTAAGGTTCCTGTATTTTTGCAAGGGGATCCACTCCTCCTTAACATAATATTCTAAACGATACACGACTCATCCGAACGTCACTCCAATAGTAATTATAAGAGCAAGCTCCATGAGTGGATGCCAACCGTGTGGTACTGTTATTAATACTTGTCCTAACCCTGCCATATCATTTCAGGCATTGCTTGTTGCCCTGGTCTGAGTACAAATAATAATATTGCATAGCAAACGAACCAAATAATATTAAACAACCATGCTTGTCTGTAGAGATACTTTCTGATACCCATAGCACGATTGATCATCTTCTCATCTTCAAATGAGCGTGGCTCTGACGTTGCTAGTCTTCTTATGATCTGTTCAATTATCACTGCAACTATAGTACCTATCACTAGAGGATAGAATACAAAGTTTGCAAACGACATTAATGAAATTAAAAAAGTCATTGCATTACAAAAGAAAATACATTACTGTATGCTGTGGCTGCTAAGATGCAACCGAAAACTATTAAATGCATGTTAAGCTCCTGCTGGTACTGTTGCTGGGACCATTTCCCTGCTTCTAATTCTAATACCCTTACCACGATCATCATCGTCGTCATCATCACCATTGATGAAACGTAAGAGTAGTTCAATCAATACTAAAGCAGTCATAGGATAAAAAACCCAGAGGACTGCTATAATAGGGGATATACTGTCTGATGCGGCTGTAAAGTCGCTCATTAATCTGTTACCTTTTCTTAATAATTGAGTAAGTATTTATACTTTAGAATAATCCAGGAATGATCTGCCCTGTTGTAACATAGGCACCAACACCTGCTATTAACCCAATCATTGCCCAACGTCCGTTGGTTAGCTCAGCATTTTCGTTAAACATTGTAGTCTCCTTTTCGATAACTTGGATAGGGGGCTCCTTAGCAAACATGTTTTGTCTTCCACCGTCTTCAGTAGTAACTGTCATTGCTTTGTTAAGAAACGTAACAATACTATATAGCATTTGTTTGCCCCTGTCAACTAGGTAATCGTACGGATACCAACACCTCTATTAGGTGTCATTATTAATGTCATCACCAAAAGTTATAACGTCCTGTCCACCACCTAGACCAATGTAATCTGATCCTGCACCAAAGGTTACTGTCTCAGCAGCACCGACACTGGTGTTGATGTTGACATCACTATTGAAATCAATGTGATCACTGATAGTAGTGTCAGGTACAAATGTGATACCGTCTACACCAGTAGTAACGTTTGTCTTAGCAGCAGACTTAACTCCTTTGTATGCACAGACTAAGTTGTCTAAATCCTTATCGCTTACGTCTGCGTCGAGTGCAGCAGTAAGTGCTTCTCTAACTGCTACAACAGCAGCATCTAATTTTGTATGTAATCCACAAGTCATTTTGATTTCCTCCGTAGGGTTTGTAAGTGGCTGATGATCTCGTCTCTGACCCACATCAACTCATTATAGCACTTTTGGTTGTGAGCGCAAGCACGTAATGAATTGTCTGGTTTATGGACAGATTCAATAAAGATATCGAGTGCTCGATTCCATCTCTCATCCTGTCCTTCTTTAGGAATTGATCCTTGATCTTTCATTGCTAGTTGATATTGTGATAGTAGGTACTCATATTGGTCAGACATAAGCGAACCAACCAGTTATGATCTGCTTCTCTGATGTGTGACTGACTCTTCCTCTATGGAAGTGAGTCCATTCAGCGGGCCAGATAACAGTATAACCTTTCTTTGCTGGTACGTAAAGGTCTTGATGATACCATTCAGTACCACCATCAGGGACATCATTAAGATATGTCATGAAGACTAGGTGTCTAAAGGCAGTACCAGGTAGAGCATTCAACCTCTCGGTATGCCACTCCTTAAACCCACCACCTTTAGGATACCATTGCATACTTAATGGTTCCACAATCCTAAACCTAGATGTATTGCAGAAAGGAAACTCCTTTATATAATCCTCCAATACATCTTGTAAGTGACCCAGATAATCTTGGACATGAGGCATTGCTATCTGATGAGGCACTAACATATCCATAGACTCTTTAAGTTCAGGATTAGTAGCGACCTCACCTTGAGCATAGACCTGTCCCTCTTGGACACGTAGGAAGTGTTGATGCTCCCAAAATTCTAATAGATGATCACATATTTCATCAGGTATCTGTCTACCCCACACGAAATGTGTGCTCTTCTTACAAAGTCTGTCTTTATATACAGTAAACTCTTCAGGTAAACTCATAACGCATTAAAACTGATTACTATTCTATCATCCATTGTATTTACCTCATCATCCTTACCATGTCTTAACCAACTTGGAAACAATATCAAGGTACCATTAGAAACCTTAAGGAATTGATGCTCCATATTATATGGAGTAACCTTTTCTCTAGGGGTAAAGTATATGTATGGGTTAGGGTTGTGGAAGTATAACTTACAATCCTCATCCACATTTATATACAATGCTCCTGAGACAAGAGACTGTGGATGACAGTGCTCTTTAAGTACACTATTCTTATTCTGAATGTTAGACCAAACATATTGTATGAGACTAGGTACGTTACCTACCTTCATGTTATAGTCATCCACCATGCTCTGTAGTTTAACATGTATGTCACTACTAAGCAATGGGTAAGTCTCATGGGGGTTGTGTGTACTGAAACCATTACCCTTAATAGTCTGATGATGGTTGTGTTTAATCTCTTTAATCCTTTTCTTCAAGTAGAAGGTTTCTAAATCTGTTATAGCATTAGGTATAACTTCTATAGGCACAGGAAATAGATTGAAGGTCATGACTTTCGTAAGTCTGCCATCTTAGACACCACTCTGATAGGATCACCTTCCCACAGAGAAAACTTAACTAGATCTACATGACCTCTAATATTATATGAAACTATAGTCCTTCTCTTGTCAGATCTATTTGCTGGTGCTTCATGCATTATAGTTGAAGGGAAGATTACCATGTCTCCCTCTTGTACAGGTGGTTGGAAGGTCTCTAGGTTACCATTCCAAGGGTTTTTAAATGGTGAATAGAATTGAGTAGGTTCATGTACCTCTGGATCAAACTCCACGTACATGACACAAGACCACCCACTGTGTCCATGAGTGTGTACCTGATGCTGTACCCCTTTATAATATTTCTGGTACCACATGTCAGTAAACTCTACTCTCCTCTCGCTGGAGAAGTCTGCGATGTATGGTTTAATTACACTGATTATTGTCTGTCCATAGGGAGGTAACTCTTTAACATCCCGTCCAGCATTAGCAAAGAAGTCTGTATACAATCCATGATCATCTGGATTACATTGATCCTCAGTCTCCTCTGGCAATGCATCTAATATTTTCTTCTTGTTTAGTTCCCAATTCGCTATCTCATAATGGATGATAGGAACCTCAAACATACTATGAACTGCCATAATTCTTTATAAAGTATTCAGCATCAACCACGACTAAAGGTTTCTTATGATTCTTTTTCATGAATAAGATAGGTTCATGGTCTCCTGAGTTAGCACATGCTTGTGCGTATGCCTCATAGACATTTAACTTCTCTTGATTCTTACATTCTATACTAAAGGGAAACTTTTGTCTAGCATCACGAGCCATAATCAAGTCTTCTCCACCCGCCCCCATCGATCTGCTCTCGATGTCCTCTGGATGAATGTTCCTCTCTTCTATAAGTAGGTCTCGGACCCACTGTTGAAAGAGTCTTCCCTTCGCTTTCGCTGACTGTGGTTTCATAATTATCAATCACGTGTGGCACTAGGAAGTATTCCATTAGTTGAATGCGTCTAGTAAGTGTTTCAACAGTATCATCAGGTAGTATATCAACTTCCTTCTGTGCTAGTATCTCTCCACCATCTAACTCTTCATTAACTTTATGTACTGTGCATCCTGTTACTGTGTCATTACTATCTAGGGCTTGTTCAACAGCATGTAATCCCTTATACTTTGGTAGTAATGATGGGTGAACATTAATAATAGGGCAATGGAATGCTGAAGGATTCTTCAGGACTCTCATATACCCTGCTAAAATTATTAGATCTACATTCCAGGCTTCAAAGAGAGCGATCATCTCATCCTCTTTCTTGTGCTTGATATGTATGTGTGCAATACCAAACTTGGCTGCACGTTTGACTGCACCGCAGTCTTTTTTATCATGTATCATAAGCACGACTTCGTGCTTAGTGCATGTCCTAACTATGTTTTCAAAGTTGGTGCCCTTTCCAGAGCACATGATTCCGAGTCGCTTACTCGTCGTCGTCTTCGTCTGCATCATAGGTTTCGATCACGGATAGTTTTTGCTGAAGAATTGCTAACTTCTTCTTTAACTGCTCATTCTCTGTCTGTAATGTTTTGATCTCTTGTTCGTAAACAATAATCATATCTTCGAGTCGTAGGTTACGTTGCTCTAACTCCCAATCCATCGCAGGAGTCCTATAGGTAGACAGAAGTACTTATTCATTTAAGGTCTTCTTTATTTTCTAGAGGGTAGGATGGTTCCTCCTCCAGTATGGAGTGTTTGAAGTGCTCAGTATCAAAGTAGGAGATGCCAGGAGGAGTTGGATTGTCATAAGGACCATCCAACTTCCTCTTGTATTCCCTCTCATCTAACACCTCGTTAAGAAGTATCTTTAACTCCTTAACATACTCAGGGGTAAACAACCTCCGAGGTTTGACTATCATAGGCTTATATTCCTGTGGTGTCAAGCTCGGTGGTGCATCTGGATCAGCAGGAGCACCCATCCCTTGAGTATCAATGTAACTCCCTGGTATTGGTTTCTTCATTGGTTATGCATCTCCCTAGCGTTTCCACAACGGTTTGCACTAGGTATCTGTGCATCAAATATTTTATTGGCGAACACTTGATTGTCTGCCTCCACTATAGTCTTGTGGTACTTGGTACCAGTGGTGGGCAGACGGTATGTGACTTCAAATTTCTTCATAAAAAATGGGGACTATTACGTCCCCACTATTTATTAGGTTGACTAAGCAGCTTGTAACTGCTTGACGAACTTATGACCTCTATAAGAGAGGACTACTTCCTTCTTGTTAGAAGGACGTACGGTCTTAGTGTCGTACTTGACACCACGATAAGTGACTTGTGCCATTGGCTTTCTCCAAAGGTAGGGTGGATAAGACCCGTTCCTTCAGTCGGCTTTTGCGTCCCAACAATCTGCCTTAGCCTCTCCTTTCACAGTGCTGATCATCTCAGCACGTGTCTCTTCTGAAACATTATACTTAATCATTTTACTGATCAATTGGTCTGCCTCAGAGCAAGTTAAAGTAGTAGCAAGGATAAATGGGATCATGGGATGAACGATTCCGTTCCGAGTCGGCTTACTTGCGCCCCTTGTGGGGTGAACGATACAGGTATGTTAACATACCCTAACTATTTATCAAGTTTTTTTGTCGTCTTTGTTACATTTCTTAGTCCGACCATTCTTCGTAGTACCCAATACGTTGGTCTTCATAGTATCCAATCTTTTCTGACCGATCAAGTTGTGCGGTTTCCATTTCAACTCCCTCTTCAGGGAACGCAGGAAATATAAGTGGTCCCTTATACCAGCTTTCGGGTCTCTCAGCGAGGAAATCGTCCTCTCCTCGCTTGTCTTCCTTCTCATTCAATTTTCTGAACCATGTATCCCTAACTTTTCGCCATAAGTTAGAGCTTAAACCCACTAAAGGTATTAGATTCGACATCTTGTTTAATCCCTCCAACGATATAAGATTCAATCTCAGTTTCCTGCGGAGCATTCTGCTGACCTTTGCTATTTAGCCAGTGTTCTGTCCAAGGTAACGGGTTGTTCTTGGCGGGTATATCGTAGATAGGATCAATACCTATCGCTTTCATTCTTCTATTAGCAATCCACTCAACATACTGACAAAGTAATCTCTCATTCAGTCCGATCATTGGTCCTTGAGAGAAGAGGTACCTAGCCCAATCCTTCTCTTCTTCAACTGCATCCCTAAACATCTGTACCACAGAGTCCTTCTCTTCTTCTCCAATCTCTTTCATGACTGGATCATCATTCTTCTTCCACTTGTATATTATTTTTTGAGTAAGCGCAAGATGCTGAGACTCGTCTCTTGCAATAAGGGATATGATTTTAGCAGATCCTTCCATGAGCTTAAGCTCACCAAAAGCAAAAGAGCAAGCGAAAGAGACATAAAAACGAATGCCTTCGAGGATGTTAACATTTAGTATTGCCTTGTATAAATGACGTTTAAGGTCTTTGATTGTCCATACAAAACTAGGTGATGACCTAGCACTTGGCTGCCACATATTACTATTAGCATACATGCCAGCATAATCTATGAAATCATTGTATGCTTTCGTCACAGACGAAGCACGTGCCATGATCTTGTCATCATCCAATACACTATCAAATACATCTGACGGATCAGAGTATATATTTTTTATTATGTGAGTGTAGGAGCGAGAGTGGATCTGCTCCATGAATTCCCAGACACCCATGCACCCTTCCAACTCTGGAAGACTACAGTAAGGTGAAAATGCCATGCCAGGACCACGTCCTTGCACAGAGTCTAGGAGTAT